CTTCTTGACCTCCCTTGGTGGGAATGGATGATCACAAGCAGGGCAGACCATCACCGAGATATGCACCAGCTCGTCGCAGTTCTCGCAGACTTTGAGGGGCGCTTCGCCATTGCCATCGCCACCCTTCTTGGGCGGCTGCACGTTGGTGATCGGGCCGTGCGTGGCCACCACGCCAGCGAAGTCCAGCACCAGGCAGTGATCGGTGTGGCTCTTGACCCTCATACCCCTGCCAGCCATCTGCACATAAAGACTGGCGCTCATGGTAGGGCGCAGCATCACCACCAGATCAATGTCAGGGTAGTCAAAGCCCGTGGTCAGCACATTGGCGTTGGTGAGGGCTTGCAGCTTGCCAGCCTTGAAGTCGGAGATCATTTCATCACGCTGCTTCTTTGGTGTGTCCCCCGTCACGCACGCAGCGGTCACACCCTGCTGGCGCAGGGCTTCAGCAATGTGCTCGGCGTGCTTAACACCAGCGCAGAAGAAAATCCACGCCTTGCGATCACCAGCCAAAGCCATAACCTCTTGCACCACAGCATGGTTCTTGTCGTCCGTGTCCACCGCGGCTTGCAGCTCGGACTCAATGAACTCACCTCCGCGCTTATGTACGCCAGTCACATCCAGCTTCGCCTTGGTGACCTTGGAGCGCAGCGTTGACAGGTGGCCCTTGTAGATTAGCTCCTCGATGCTGACAGGCTCAATCAAGGCATCAAACAGCGCAGGCTTGTCAGTGATCAGGCCATGCCCAAGTCTGTAAGGTGTGGCCGTTAAGCCCACCACCCTGATAGCAGGGTTGATGGCCTTGAGCTGCTCAAGCAGCCCACGGTAGCCGCCCTCGTCCTTGTGGTTCACAAGGTGGCACTCGTCGATGATCACCAAGTCAATGTGGCCCAGCTCTCTTGCCTTGCTCCGCACCGACTGGATGCCAGCAAAGGTGATCGGCTCGCCCAACTCACGCCGACCAATGCTGGCGCTGTAGATGCCCATTGGGGCACCGGTCCAGTGCTGGCGCATCTTCTCTGCGTTCTGCTCGATCAGCTCCTTCACATGGGTCAGCATCAGCACACGGGTCTCGGGCCAGTTCTGCAAGGCATCCTTGCACAGCGCAGCCACAATGTGCGACTTGCCTGAGCCTGTCGGCAGCACCAGGCAGGGGTTGCCCTTGCCACCGGCCTCAAGCCAAGCATAAAGCTGGTCGATGGTGCGCTGTTGGTAGTCACGCAGCATTGATCTGCTCCTGAATGCGCCGACCAATCCAGCGCACCACAGGCACAGCCCAGCTATTGCCCAAAGCCTTATACCGTGGCCCATCTGGTGACTCATCCTTCTTGCGCCAAGGGATGTTGGTGTAGCCATCAGGGAATCCTTGCAGGCGTTCGCACTCAACCGGGGTCAGGCGGCGCACGGCCATTGCTTGAGGAACGGTCATAACGGCAGGGCGGTTTGCGTGACCACTCATTCCCATGTTGGCATCAAGCGTCCCAGCCACTGTGTCCTCCATCCAGTAGCCAAGGCCGCTCTCTCGCATGGCGACAACTGGCTGCATCACCACTGGCTCATGCCCGTGTGTCTCACGGCGCAACGTACCAACCATGTCGTGCTCCACGTTCATCACGCTGCCGCCTTGGTCCATCAAAACCATTGGCTGCGCCACGCCTTGAGTTGCATGGGTGTCCACCGTGTAGGCCGTTCCATCATCATTCCAGCCACGCCCGTTCTGCGCCTTTTCAATTGGGCGAACGTCTTGGATTGAGATGGGCTGAAACACCGCAGGCGGTGGGCTGTTGGCATCCAAGCTGGTTGAATACTCCTCATAGAACTTGCCAGCTTGATTGCTAGTGGTGTTGTGCATCTTGGTGGTGTATGCCAACACGTTCTCGCCGCCGTTGTTGCGGCCCTGTGCAAAAGCAATGTCAGAAACACACGGGTCTTGAGTGCCGTGGACAACATACGCTTTTGTATCTGGTGCATGGTGCGATCCACTGCAAGTGTTTAGCGCTGGGCTGACAACAGCCATAATTGCGCCCGCCTGAACGTCTTGAAAGCCTAATGCGTTAAACATCCGCGCCGTAATTGTGCCAATTAAGTGTCCATTGGCAACTGATTGATGGGTAAGTTTTCCACCTCCGCACTCCGTATCGAGACTGCCTGCAACGCTTGGAACAAGGCTGGCGGTAGGCTTTTTCCCCGCCTGTCTGCTCGGCGCAGTATCCCTGCGCACGCCGTCGAACTCAAAAAGAACCGCTGCGGGATCGAACTTGTCTCTAGCACTTGCGACAACGAACACACGGCGGCGTCGTTGGGCCACTCCGAAATATTGGGCGTCAAGGACTCGCCACGCGACTGTTCTTTGGGGACCATACACACAACCTGCGTTCGTCCATTTCTCCCCTGGTGGGATGATCGGATCATCTTCCCCGGCAAGTGCGCCAAGAAAGCAGCCGAAGGCGTTGTCTTTGGTTGAGAGGACTCCGGGCACGTTTTCCCAGAAGATGATTGCCGGGTCATCTCGTCGAACAGATCGAACATGGTCAATTGCATTTGCGATACCTACAAAGGTGAGTGAAAGATTTCCCCGCGCATCATCAAGCGAGTTACGAAGACCAGCCACGCTAAACGCTTGGCATGGAGTGCCACCACAGAACACATCTGGCGCTTCAACCTCGCCAGACAGGATGCGCTCTGGCAGCAGTGTCATGTCCCCAAGGTTGGGAACATCAGGGTAGTGGTGCTTTAGGACTGAACTTGGAAATGGCTCAATCTCAGACAACCATGCGGCCTTCCAGCCAAGTGGATGCCAAGCAACGGATGCGGCCTCAATGCCAGAACAAACAGAACCGAATCTCATGCTACAACCCTTCCATCAAACTGCTTGCGCAAATCATGCAACTGCGTCCAGCCCTTGTCAGCGCAAGCCCCAGCATTTGCCAGCAGCTCACGTGAACTGAACACACCCTCTTGCTCAGGGTCACCATTGGCCACAGTCGTGCCATTGATCTCATACACGGCAGTGAACTCATCAGGCCCGTCCTTGCGCTGCCACGGCACCAGATCAGGATGCAGGACATGACTCTCGCAGCCATTGCGCTGTGCATCCACCGGAATAACGTCATCCCATTTGGCACAGTGCCAAGTTGAGTCAGACAATGGTGTGGCCATCGCACAGGTGCGGCAGTTCACATGCTTGGTGGTCTTAGACTCATGGCAGAACTCGTGCGCATCACAGAACTTGCACTGATACCAACTCGCATCGGTGCTGATCGGTGGCGGCATGTTGTCGCTCAAAGCAATGTAATGCCCGCGGCGAATCGCCTTTTCAGCCACATCCTTGTCCAGCTTCACGCGCTCGGTGTGGATTCGATCATCATCCTTGCACACAGCCAAGTACAGCGCACGATCTAGACCAGTGCCAGCCATGTAAACCTGCATCTGCACAAAATGCTCGGGCTTGGACTTCTCCACGCCATCTTTGACCAGTGCATCAAAGGACTTCTTGCTGTGCGTCTTGAACTCAGCCACATGCTTGGTTTTGGGCGCTTCAGGCACACCAGAATCAATGATGGCATCAAGCGACCCCGAGACATGGCTACCAAAGTCAACCCGGTGCTGTGCAGACACCTTTCGCACATCCAAACCAATGGCACGCAAGTCACTGATGATGTTGGCTTCTTCTTCATGGCCACGCCTGAACAGGCGAAGGATTCGGCCAGAGAACTCAGGCTGCACAGCCCACCGAAACGACAGCCAAAGCCACCGATCACACACATGGCCCAGCGTACTGGCCCCAAGATGCGGTCTAGGCACTTCGGCAGTGGCTTCATGGTGCTTGTCAATCAGCGCCTGAATGTTATGATCACTCTCAGGTATTTTCATGGTTTCTCCTGTTGGGAACTTTGCCCCGGCCTTCATCAGCCGGGGCTTTCTTTTGCTTACTTCTTAGCCCACGGTGGCGCTGCCTTGCCAGCAGAAGGCGATGGCGCACTGGCAACAGGCATCGAGGCCGCAGGCGCTGCACTGCCCGACAAAGACTTGAAAGCCTTTACCTCATTGCTGGCGCCATATTGCTCGTCTTGCTTGACCTCCAGCTTGATGCCGATCTGCCCACCAATCAACTGGTCGGTGTCGGCAACCTTTGCCAAGCCAATCGCACGCATGATCTCGCCCAACTGCTGCCGGCCAATCTCCTCTGCTTTCGGATTGGCGTTCTTGATGTTCAAGTTGCCAAACACCACACGACCTTGGTGGCTTGGGCCAGTGATGTCGTAACGCAGCTTGATGTACTGTCCATTGCCAGCCTTGGTGGCCTTCAGCTCGGCTTGCGAAATGGTGGCGGTGTACCAGCCAGCAGGCAAAGGCTCAAAGCTGCCAGTGTTGCCAACAGGCATGTCGTTGACGTTAAATTCTTCGTTCAGAAAAGCCATGATTTACTCCTTGGGGATGATTTTGAAAGACGGGCGACCAGGCTTGGCCGTGATAGCACCAGCCAGAGGCCCGGTGATGGATTCGTCGGCTGCTTTCCAGACCGACATGTTGATCTCCGGCTTCCACCGGAAAAGTGTTGCAAGGTGATCGCTCAGTCCGGCTTCAGTGGCAAGCATTTGCAGCTTCTCTGAATCGACCTTGCGGTCAATGCGTCCCTCGATCTTGATCTCAAACCCTGCTGCACCAACGGTCTCGGTGCTGTCAAGTTGGTCTGAGATACGTGCCAGCTTCTTGATGTGGTCCTCAATATCGCGTCGATCTTCTGTTGCATCTTTTTCTTCTTGCTTTGCTCTGAGCCACATCTGGGCCAACTCGGCCATGTCGGTGGTTTCGATCATGGCGCTCTCGCTTTCAGCATGGCGTCTGCCATCATGTACGCATCAATTGCAACTGTGCTGTTTCCTGCTTCTTCGCCATAGTGATCATTGCGAAGGGATGTACACCATCCATTGGCCAACAGTCCTTGCATAGCTTGTGCCGCAAAATAATCGCGGAGTTGCATACCCTCGTGCCCGTTGTAGCCAACTGGAAAGGCTTGGTCGTTCTTTTTCATGGCTTGCCCCCAATCTTGTTAATGATTGCACCCAAGTCCGGCGCCTCCCAACCAGCCAACTTGCCAGACCTGTCCTTTGCCAGCCACAGGCCATCCGAGTCGCACATCAGCGCACGTTGGGTTACACCCTCGGCGTCACGCTCCACACGCAGCGCCAGCACCTCGTCAAAGAAGTAAGGCAGGCCTTGGGTCAGGCTCTTGCCGGGCATACCAGGGTTGTAGAGCATCTTGCCCATCTCATCGGTGGACTTTTCCAGCTTGGCGCTCATGAAGACATGCTTGCCCGGCAAATCCCGAAACGCACGGATCAACTCTTGCATGGTGGTGTTCATCTCACCATAAGCCGCACGCCCGTCCTTGGACTTCTTCATCTCATGGGCCAGCACCACCTCGGCCACCTCGCTGATCGAGTCAAGCGCCACCGACTCAAAGCCCGATGCCTCCTTGCTGTCTCGGCACCAAGTAAAAGCCTCACGCAGATCATCCATGCTGGTGATCTCGATGTAAGGCAGGTCAGCGTCTTGGATGGACAACAAACCACCCTCGGCAGACAATACGATCACATTGGGCAGCGTCTTGACCAGTGTGGTCTTACCTGCACCAGCTTGCCCGTAAACAAGCAACTTCACCCCATTGGCAGTTAAACCGCCAGTCGATTTCAAATTGATAGCCATCTGGCTCTCCTTCTTTTGCACCACTGTCAGGGAATCTGTTTGTGGTGTAGTGACATTGTAGCGTATGATTCGCACATCACAACAATTTTTTTAAACAAGGACAAAAACATGATGACGCTCGAACAAATACGCCAAGCCCTTTCAGACCGAATGCCGATCAAGGTGGCAGAGGCAACAGGGCTGCACTACAACACCATCCGCCAGGTGCGCGATAACCCAGAGGCAAACCCAACGCATAAAGTCTTGCAGGCTTTGTCGGACTATTTCGAAAGCCGGAAGGTGACGCATGGCTGACCTCTCCAAAGTTCTTGGTGGCCCTTGGGCTCCACCACCAGAGAAAATCGTTGCCTCCCCAGAGGCCCAGCTCATTGACGCTATGAAGGCGGCAGGCTTAGAGCCACCAGATCACATTCAGATGGACGGTAAGCTGCACCGCTTTCGCTCAGGCACCAAAGGCAAGCCAGGCATCGATAAGCCCGGTTGGTATGTAGCATTTTCAGATGGCGTGCCATCTGGCCGTTTCGGTTGCTGGCGTGCTGGTTTGGAGGTGACATTTCGCGCCGACATTGGCCGCAAGCTCACCACTACTGAGGAAATAGCCAACACCCACCGCTTGACAGAGGCAAAAGCCTTGCGTGATGCTGAGACAGCCAAGTTGCGTGAGGTCGTAGCCAGCACCATTGAACAAATTTGGGCAGGTTGTTCAGCGGCAAGCCCCGAGCACCCTTATCTAAAGCGCAAGGGCGTTATAGGCCATGGCGCACGCATTACCACCGATGGGCGTTTGGTTATTCCCTTATATGACCAAGACGGCACGCTCTCCACCCTCCAGTACATAGACCACGAAGGCGGCAAGCTCTATCACCCCGGTGGCCAGACTGGAGGTAAATTCTGGCAGCTAGGCTCACTGGATGAGCCTGGACCACTTTATATGGCCGAAGGATTCGCCACCGCGGCAACCATCCATGAGATCACCAACCGCCCTTGCATCGTGGCCTACAGCGCCAGCAACCTTGTCCCTGTCACAGGCAAGCTGCGTGAGATGCACGGCCCAGCCCAAGAGATCGTGATCGTGGCCGATAACGACGCCTCCGGTGTTGGCCAGCGTTACGCCGAGCAGGCCAGTGCCAAGTACGGCGCCAGAACGGTAACCCCACCAGTCCAAGGCGACGCCAACGATTATGTGCAGTCTGGAAACGACTTAGCCAGCCTTCTTGCACCAACACATGATGATTGGCTAATCCCTGCCGATGAGTTCTCGGCCCAGCCCAGCCCCATCTCGTGGCTGGTCAAACGATGGATTCAGGACCAAGCCCTCGTCATGGTCCACGGCCCATCAGGAGGCGGCAAGACATTTGTGGTGCTTGACTGGTGCCTGCGCATTGCCAGCTCAACCCCAGACTGGTGCGGCAACAAAGTTCGCCCCGGCCATGTGGTCTACCTGGCTGGTGAGGGTCATCACGGCCTCAAAGGCCGAATCGCCGCCTGGAAGCACCACCATCAATCAGGCAAACTCAACATGTGGCTCTCTAAGCACGGCTGTGATCTGAACACCCCCGCTGGCTACCTCAAAGTGGTCGAACACATCCGAATGCTGCCCGAAACCCCCAAGGTGATCGTGGTCGATACCCTGCACCGCTTCCTTGCCGGAGACGAGAACAGCGCCCAAGACGCCAAGACCATGTTAGACGCCTGCGCCAACCTGATGATGGAGTTCAACTGCACCGTCATCCTTGTTCACCACACAGGCGTCTCCGACGAGGCCCAACACCGCGCCCGAGGCTCATCAGCATGGCGAGGCGCACTCGACATTGAGATCAGCGTCATCCCCGGCAAAGACAACCAGCCCATGCAACTGGTCCAGCGCAAGTCCAAAGACGCCGAAATGGCCGAGCCAATCCACCTCAACCTCCAACAAGTCACCATCCCAGGCTGGTACGACGAGGACAACCAACCCGTCACCAGCGCCATCACCACCCAAGCCGAAGCCCCAGCCGCACCCACCAAGAAAGACTCCAAGATTGATGGCCACCGAAAGACTTGGGAAAACGCTTGGTGGGCATCCGGAGCCGAGGTCAGGGATGACCTGCCATACCTCAGCCGTTCAGCCCTCAAGGACAAACTGACCCAAGACGGCAACGCCGAGCGCACCGTGCGCAACATGATCAACCCGTCCTATAACGACAAACTGATCGGTGCGCTGCTCCAGGCTGACATGATCCAGAACACCGAACACGGGTGGATCATGGTGGATGAGGTCAACGCCAGTAGTATGCTGTTGCGGAAAAACGACTGTGGATAACCTGTGGATAACTTTTATTTGGTTGACCCTAAATGACCCTAGGGTCAAAGTCAGGGTCAGGGTCAAAAATGGGCAAAACAGCGCCAAAGTTGACCCTCCCTGACCCCCAACCCTTTAGGGTTGGGGTCAAGGGTCAAGGCGTTGCAGGGGTTTTTGGGGTTGCTGAGTTTTTTGGACTCAGCCTGTGGATAACTTTTTGGTCGAATACTTTTTAGAGGCATGGCAATGGTCGGCAAAGCAACTCCAACGGTTAAGTATTTCCAGCGCACCCTTGGTGATGCTGAACGCGCCATCTTGCTGGCGGCAGGCAGTGGCGATATGTCCGCGGGCTTCATGGAGGTCATCGATACCTACCGCCATTTCTACAATCTTGGATTGCGGCCCGATACGCCGCTTGAGAGCGTTGTCCTTGTCATCCCACAGACTCAGCATGATGGTGGCTTGTAGGCCCGATTTGAGGCCTTGGTGAGGCATTGGTGATGGTGAGATGGGTGGATGTTTTAAAGATGAATTGTTGAATGAGAATCATTCTCAATTGGAAATGGTCCCCCAAGGATGGACCATCCGCCCCTTTCTCATTTTTCTTTCCCCGATTTTCCCAGCCGACCGAGTTATCCACAGCCCAAATCCAAAAGTTATCCACAGATTGCGGTGCATAACCCTGCGCTGTTGCAGTTGGTATTCTTTTTTCTGTGCATAACTCAGTATCGACTTTACATAATGGACGTTGTACGAAGTAGAAACGGGTAAACCCTAGGAACTGACGACTTTTGATGGGGGGGGAGGGGGTCGGTCGCTGTTGTGAATATTGATGTACCCTCCCCCGTTCTGAAAAAAGGAAAACGGGAAAACGGTCTCGCGGCTTTGCGCTAGCGAAAAAATGACTATTTGACCTACAATCGCGCTAACTTCCTAAGGGGTAAAAGTGGCTGAACCAAAAAAACGCGGGCGACCGATCAAGATGACGATCCAGAGGTACGCAGAGAACCCGCCTGCGATCCTGCCGAAGACGGATCACCAACGCATCAAAGAGCTAAAAGAGCTGATGATCAGGTCTGGCGGCAAGGATGTCGCGGAGAAAGTGATCCAGATTGCGCTCAACGATGAGCACCCCGGTCAGATGGCGGCGTTAAAGATGTGCATGG